TGCTCCTTGGACAGTGACTGTATACAACGACACCGACTTTGCAATTCGCAACGCAATGGAACAATGGTCAGACGGTATTCAGAATCTACAGGCATCAACTGGACGCACTAATCCACGTGACTATCAAGTCGATCTACTAGTACACCAGTTAGATAGAAATGGCGCAACAGTAAAAACCTATACATTCATTGATGCCTATCCAACAGAGATCGGTGCTATCGGTCTAGATTTTGATACTGCTAACGCTATTGAAACGTTTGATGTAACGTTCGTATATAACTACTGGACGTCTGACACAGCGACCGGTGGTGGAGCATTTGGAGTTAACGTATCGATCGATACTCCAATTGGTTCATTCCCGATTACGGGTTAATTTATAAAGTAATTTCATAATGCAAATTTTTGGTTTTGAAATAGCGCGCAAGAAGCAGCCGCAACAAGTAACAGTAGTAGCTCCCGCCAATGACGACGGGGCTACTGTTGTTACGTCTGCTGCTGGTTACTATGCACAGGTGATGAATCTAGAAGCGACGATTAAGAATGAAAATGATCTCATTCGTCGCTATAGAGAAATTTCTCATTATCCAGATTGTGATGGTGCGATCGACGACATAGTCAACGAAGCTATCGTAGCAGACGACGAGAATCCACCAGTAGAGATAGTATTAGACGATCTAAAAGTTTCGTCTTCTATAAAAAAGAAGATCGAAGAAGAATTTGAAAATGTATTAAAGTTACTTAAGTTTGATACCAAGGGTCACGACATGTTCCGCACTTGGTATATCGACGGTAGACTATACTATCAGATTCTAGTCGATGATAAATCTCCAAAAGATGGAATTATCGAATTAAGACAGATCGATCCACGTAAGATTCGTAAAATTAAGAACGTTGAAAAACAGAAGAATGAGAATGGTGTTGAGGTCGTAAAGAAAGTAGAAGAATATTATATCTACAACGACAAAGGAATCAACGAGACTTCTGTTCAAGGAATTAAGTTACCTTTAGATTCAGTGATATACACTGGATCTGGATTAGTTGATGCTAACAGCGGTATGATGTTGTCTTATCTTCATAAGGCAATTAAGTTAGTGAATCAACTAAAGATGATGGAAGATGCTCTAGTCATCTATCGTATCAGTCGCGCACCTGAGCGCAGAATATTCTACGTTGATGTAGGTAATCTACCTAAGTTAAAAGCTGAGCAGTACGTCAACGATCTGATGAATAAGTTTCGTAATAAAGTTGTATATGACGCTACAACTGGTGAAGTTCGCGACGATCGCAAACACATGTCGATGATGGAAGATTTCTGGATGCCTCGTCGTGAAGGCGGTAAAGGAACAGAGATTACGACACTACCTGGTGGTCAAACACTCGGTCAGATTGAAGACATTCAGTTCTTTCAACAGAAATTATTCCAAGCACTGAACGTGCCGATGTCGAGACTGAAGGGAGATACTGGATTTAATCTAGGTCGCTCTTCTGAGATTACTCGCGACGAAATCAAATTTACTAAGTTCGTGCAGCGCATACGCAAGAAGTTTACTAATCTATTCCTAGATGCTCTTAAGATTCAGTTAGTATTGAAGGGTGTGATTACTATTGAAGATTGGGATGAGATATCGCAAGATATTCGATTCGACTTCATGAAGGATAATCACTTCTCAGAGATTAAAGATACTGAGATTATGCAGGGTAGAGTAAATCTACTTACAGCAATAGATCCATTCGTTGGTAAGTATTATTCTCCATCTTGGGTTAAGAAGAACATACTGAAGCTCAATGAAGAAGACATTGAAGAAATGGATGCTGAGAATGAAGACCATAATAGTACTTCTCTAGCAAAAGATCTGCTAAAACAAAAGATGCAAGGTGACATACAGAATGAGATTAATCAAGGAGCTGAAAAATGAGTACACGTGATCTAGTAGATGCACTTATTGCTGGAGACTCTCTAGCTATTGAGACTGCCTTTAATGCTACTATGGCAGATAAAGTATCTGCGTCATTAGACAACTATAGAGTTCAAGTAGCGCAGAACATGTTCAACACGCCAGAAGAGACTGAAGAAGAATCAGAAAGTTCAGAGGCTGAATCAGAAGAATGACTAGGTTTAATAAGTTTAGAAGAGAGATGTTGACTCAACAAGGATTATTTGACAGATTCGTGTGTCAGGAATCTTTTGTACACATCACTTCTAAACTTGAAGTTTTAATAGACGATGAGTTAGTTGGTGAAGCACAGAGTCTGGAAGAAGCGAGAGAATATGCTAGAAATTATATACAACATAAAAAAGTAATAGACAATATCGATACGTTAATACCAGAAGAAAAAGTAGTAAATTTAATTAAGAAACATCACGATTTAGAAAAGATAACGAGTACTATAGTTGAGTCATATATCGATCTCGCTTCTTCCGACACTTTTTCTCTAGACCCAGTTATCACCGAGCTTAAAGAAACATCGATAACTGGTAAGTATACGTATAAACTTGAAGACGATAGTATCGTTGCTATAAGTGAACAGACTCAACAGATGTTGAGTGATCTTCTAGAAGATAAATATCAAATCATAGAATACATGCGTAAAAATAAAGACAATTTTATGCACGTTATAAGAGAACTTAAGGAAGAATAATGGCTAAGACAATTCTTAAGAAAACAGAGTCAAAAGTCGCTGTTAAGTTACATGGCGCAGCTATGGGCGAAACGGTGTCTCTCAATGTGGATTGTTTAGCTTCCACAGAAGCTCTTACTGTAGGTGGTACTCCTACAGTAAACATCGTGTCGATGCATTGGGCTGGAGCTGCTGACGCTGTTATCACTATTACTAGAAATAGCGTAGTAATTGCCACACTAAACGGTTCAGCACCAGGTGAACTAATTTTCTCAGACACCGATTTCACAGAAAGCGTAGAGAATACTAGTAATATTGTAGTAAGTTCTACTGGTGGGCCTGCTCAACTTTGGTTACTCTTAAGAAAAGTTAGTGGATACTCAAGTAAGATTGAGACTGCACAGTTTAGTGTATACGACGATACAACCGCAGTAGGAAGCTAATATGAAGCTCATTAGAGAAGTTACAGAAACGGTTAATTTTGTCGTAGAAAATAAACTCGGCAAAGGTAAAGATTACTTCATTGAAGGTATCTTCCTTCAATCGGAACTAACAAATAAGAACGGTCGCTGCTATCCAGAAGCAGTTATGGATAAAGAAGTCGGCCGTTATATGGAAAGCTTAGTAAAGCAAAACCGTGCTTATGGTGAATTAGGCCATCCAGATAATCCATCAATTAATTTAGATCGGGTTTCGCATCTTATCGTAGATCTTCGCAAAGAAGGTACAAATTATATCGGTAAAGCAAAGATTATGGAAACACCAATGGGCAACATTGCTCGTGGTCTTTTAGAAGGCGGTGCAAACCTTGGTGTTTCCAGTAGAGCTCTTGGATCACTTCGTATGAATAAAGAAGGTGTACAAGTAGTTCAAGACGATTTTATGTTGTCAACAGCAGCAGACATCGTCGCCGACCCTTCTGCTCCTGATGCTTTCGTTAGAGGCATTATGGAGTCGGTGGAATGGGTTTTTGTTGATGGAAAATTTGAACAGAGACAGATAGAGGAGACTAAGAAGTTAATTCAGAAGACTCCTTCTAAGCGATTAACTGAGGCCTCAATCTCGGCTTTTCAGAATTTTCTAAATAGTCTGAAATAAATTTTTGTATAAATAATTTAGAACTCATCCAGTTATTAGGAGAACACGATGTCAATCGAACAAAAGATTGCTAAACTTCTCGAAGATTCGAAGAAGTTGCAAGAGGAAAGTAAACTAGAAGAAGGTCTGACCGTAGAGGAGTATGAAGCTCTTTCAGACGAAGAAAAAGCTGAGTACGAACTCGACGAAGCTTCTTCATGCTATAAGAAAAAAGCAATGAAAGAAGAATCTGAAGAAGTTCAAGAAGAGCTTAAAGTTGACGTATCAGAAGACGTCGCTGCTCTTATTAACGGTGAAGATCTTACAGAAGAATTTAAGACTAAAGCTGCTACAATTTTCGAAGCAGCTGTAGTAACTCGCGTCAAAGCAGAAATTGCTAAGATCGAGGAACAGTTTGACTCCAAGCTTGCAGAGCAAGTTGAGGAAATCAAAGAGGGTATCGTTGAACAAGTTGATGGATATCTCAACTACGTAGTTGAGCAGTGGATGACAGATAATGAGTTAGCCCTAGAG